CGTGAAATTCTCGAAAGAGTTTTTGAAAAGAATGGACGAATACGGCTTCGACTGCGAAATGGTGATACAGAATGCGGTCACTCTCTCGAACGCTATGAAGCTGTGCGAAGCCGACTTCAAATCGCAGCTCATACGCTATAATCAGAATCCGATAGACCGCTGGTGCCTCGGAAATGCGGGAATGATGACGGACAAATACGGGAATTGCATGGCGGTAAAGATACAGCCGTCAATGAGGATAGACGGAGCGGTAACGTTCATCATCTTATACGAAATGATAAGACGATACCGCACGGACTTCAAAGCCGCGATACAGTGAGGAGATGGAGGAGATGATAACTAAATGGGATTTTTAGACAAGCTGTTCCACCGCCGACCGCGCGGGACAACATACGCGCAGACCCTCGACGGCTTTGCTCCTCTCTTTTCGCAGTTCGGGCAAAACATCTATGCTTCCGACGTGGTGCGGCAGGCGCTGAAATGTATCGCCGACGAGATGAAGAAGCTGAACCCCCAGCACGTCCGATATGTGGGGAGCGACCCCGTTCCCGTGAAATCGGCATTGCAGGACGTTCTCGATGAGCCGAACCCGCTTATGACGTGGGCGGACTTCATCGAGAAATCGACCTATCTTCTGCTGATGAACGATAATGTGTTCATCATTCCGATATATCGCACATGGACTGACGAGAAAACAGGGGTCGAGCGGCGGTACTACGAGGGGCTATACCCCATACTCCCGACACAAGTCAATTTCATACAGGACGCGATCGGACAGCTGTTCACGCAGTTCTTTTTTATGAACGGCTACGAAACGACTATCCCGTATGATGATGTGATACACGTCCGCGATAACTACTCCGTGAATCAGTATATGGGCGGAGATGTCACGGGACAGCCCGACCACAAGGCGCTGCTCGAGACGCTGGATCTGAACAAACAGCTTTTGCAGGGGATAGCAAAGGCGATGAACGCGAGCTATGCGGTGAACGGTATCGTGAAATACAATACGCTCATAAGCTCCGAGGACACGAAAAAGGCTATCGCGGAATTTAACGATATGCTCCGCAACAACAAGAGCGGATTTGTACCCGTAGACCTCAAAGCGGAGATACAGCCCTTTGAGCGCAAAACACAGATAGTCGATGAACCGACCCTGAAATTCATCGAAGAAAAAATACTCCGCACATGGGGGATATCTCTTGCGATACTCAACGGCGATTACACAAAAGAACAGTATGAAGCATTTTATCAGCGTTGTTTGGAACACCGTATCAAGGCGTTTTCGCAGGCAATGACAAAAAAGCTCTTTACCGCCCGCGAAAAGGCGTTCGGAAACCGCGTGGAACTGTACCCCGAGGATATGATCTTTATGACGATATCCCAGAAAATTGAGATGATCGGGCTGCTCAGTCCGACGGGCGGACTATTCGAGAACGAAAAGCGTGTGGCCTTCGGAATGCGCCCGCTTCCCGAGCTGGAAGGCGAGAGGTATATGTCGCTCAACTGGGTACGTGCCGATCTTGCGGAGCAGTACCAGATGGGAGCGAAAATCAACATTGACGCGGTGAGCGTTGACGAAAGCAAGGAGGAAGAAAACGTATGAGCAACAAGAACGTATGGTGTCGGGCGTTTTCGTCGAAATTTGAAACTCGCGAGGAAAACGGGCTCGGCATTATCGAGGGGCGACCGATAGTCTACGACAGCCGCGCAGACTTCGGGGACTTCGACGAAGTCATAGACCGCGACGCTCTCCGCGATACCGATATGACAGACGTGCGGCTCTGCATGAACCATGACACGGGCTATGTATACGCCCGCAGCCGCAGGAACAATGGGAACAGCACCATGCAGATATACACCGACACTCTGGGGCTCGGCTTTCGGGCACAGCTCGATATAGCGAACAGCCCCAAAGCGCAGGACTTTTACAGCGCCGTGAACCGCGGTGACATGGACAAAATGTCGTTTATGTTTACCGTTGACGGCGTGGAGTGGGACAACTTGGAAACAGATCACCCCACAAGGCGGATAACGAAGATCGGCACGATCTTTGAGATATCGTGTGTGACCTTCCCTGCCTATGAGAACACAAGCATTGAAGCCCGCAATGCGGCGGCGCTGGACAGCGTTAGGCGTGAGTTGGAAAACGCACGTGCGGAGCGGCTTAAAACGCCGGACGGCGATAGAGCGCTCATACTTGCAAGGGCAAGATATGAGTATATGAGGAAATTTACTGAACGGAGGTAAAAAAACATGAGCAGAAAAGAAATACTGAACAGACGGCTCCTCAGACTTCGCGCCAAGGCGCAGAAGCTCGACGAGAGAGCTAAGGCAGCAACCGAAGCCGCGGAGATCGAAGCTCTGACCGAGCAGCGCTCCGACATTGCCGCAGAGATAGCGGAGGCAGAGGACGAGATCAAGGCTATCGAGGAGCAGGAAAAGCGTGACAAGGAGCAGCAGGAAGCCGAAGCAAGACAGACCCCACCCGCAAGCGCACAGGTACATAATGCGGGTATCGTGGCAAGCTTCGCACAGAATGCACAGCCCACACAGTCGAGAGATAACGAGTGTGTGCTTGAATCCGTCGAGTACCGCAGGGCATTTATGAACTACGTACAGCGCGGCACTCCCATTCCCGCTGAGCTGAGTGCAAGGGTAGCCGAGTACAGATCGGCGCACCCCGTACAGTATCGCGCAGGTGAGACCATCGACACTGCTGACACGGGCGCGGCTATCCCTCTCACTATCATGAGAGAGATCATCAACACCGTGCGCAAGAGATATGGTAATCTGTATGATCGTGTAACCAAAACGTCCGTACAGGGCGGCGTCGAGATACCGATAGGCGAGCTCCAGGCGGACTTCTCGTGGATCACCGAGAGCACCGTATCGCCCGACAAGAAGATAGGCGAGCTCGGAACTATCAGCTTCAGCTACCATGCTGCGGAGATAAAGATAACGCAGACTTTCCTTTCTTCTATCCTCGTAATGGAGCAGTTCGAGAGCAAGCTTGTCGAGGTGATAGCGGTCGCATACCGCAAGGCTATGGACACGGGCGTCATGAAGGGCTCGGGCAAGGGACAGATGCTCGGAATACTTAACGACCCCCGCGTAACGGGACAGACAGGACACACCATCGCCCTCAGCGGCGGAGAGATAAACAACTGGCAGGCATGGCGCAAGAAGTTCTTTGCAAAGCTCCCTCTCGGCTATCGTGACGGCGAGTTCATTTTCCCGATGGGTACTGTTGACGCATACCTCGAGACCATGAGCGACGCCAACAACAACCCCATATTCAGACAGGCGACGGGGCTCGATGTAAACGACGGAGACGCCGCCGACCCCAACGGCAGATTCTTCGGACGCCGTATCTCGATCGTAGAGCCCGACATCATCACCGACTTTGACAGCGCTTCGAGCGGCGACGTTATCGGTGTATTCTGGCAGCCGAACGAGTACGCTATCAACGAAAACTTCGGCTTCACCATGCGGAGATACTTTGATGACAACCGCAACAAGTGGATCACAAAGGCTCTTGCGGTAGTTGACGGAAAGGTACTGAACCCGAACGGATACTACATCTTTACCAAGGCATAAAAAGGGGGGCGCGGATATGAATACAACTGTTGAAGCGCTCAAAGGCTTATATGCGGCACTCGGCGGCACCGCTGCCGATGTTGCGGATATAACGCTCATACCCGATATGATCGACGCTATCGCGGAGCATATCGGAACGGGCGGAGCGAGAGAGCTGCCCGCCGTCACCGCAGACGATAACGGCAAGGTGCTTACCGTTGCGAAAGGCATATGGCAAGCGGTAATGCCCGAATAACGATAAGGAGGTAACACTATGATAAACGCAAACAGGATCGTGCCGATACAGAATCTTGATACTCTGTCTCTTTACGGCACTATACTCAAACTTCACGGCGTAAGCGGGATCGCCAAGCTCTCGGCGGTGAGTGCGGGCGAGTTTTCGCAGACCGCCAACAACGCGACCGTACTTTGCGATGAGCCCGTCAAGACCTTTGACTTCGGCTCGGCTGCGACTGCGGGAACGGTGTACTTCGTGGCGGCTTACGATTACGAGGGCTTTACGCTTGCGGGTACTAAGATCACGACCGCAGGCGAAACGGTAGAGCCTGATGCAAGCACGCTTTATACCGCCACACTTGCGAGCGGTACTATCACTATAGCAAAGATCGGACTGTAAAGGGGGTGAGATACGATGGCAGACACGGCGATACTTGCGGGCGTTAAAGCGGCGCTCGGCGTGACGTCCGACTTCATGGACACGACCATTTCGCTCTACATAGACGATGTAACGGACTATATGTCGGGCGCGGGCGTTCCCGATGATGTGATCGCCGCGTCTGTCGGCGTTATCGCCCGCGGGGTGAACGACATCTGGACAAATACCTCGGGTGTGGCTAAATACTCGCCGTACTTCTATGACCGCGTAACGCAGTTAGTCATGAGGGCGGGTGGTCGTAAGTGATACACAAGCTCAAAGATACACAGGAATTTCGGACGGCGGTCAAACTGCTTTCGCCGACCACTTCCGAAAAAGTGCTGGGCGTTACGCGGGCGCAGGGGTACGAGGACAAAGGCGTTATCTTCTGCACGTGGAAGTCCTACGGCGGCACTGAACAGGTCGTCGATGGGCTTTACAGTATCATAGACACGGCGACCGTGACAACTTGGTATCGTCCCGATATCACGTCCGACTGCCGCTTACAGCGTGAGGACGGTGCAGTGTATGAGATCATAAACGAGCCCGAGAACCTTGAAATGCAGAATCTGTTTTTGCAGTTCAAGGTCAAGCGCGTGAAGGGCGGTGCTTAACATGGCGCGGAACAAGCTGAGCGTAGACTTTACGGGCGTTGACCGCTATATCGAGCGCTTGCAGGAGCTGGGCGGGGAATCCACCAAAAGAGCCATTGAGGGCGCACTAAAAGCGTCACAGGCTTACGTGGCTAACTCGGCGGCGCAGGCAATGAAGCCACACGACAAGACAGGCGCAGTATCGCAGTCGATAGTCCGCAAGGCACCCGTAGAATGGACGGGGGACACGGTGGCGGCTATACCTGTAGGCTTTGACATCGACAACGGAGGCTTACCCTCTATCTTTTTGATGTACGGCACAAAGGTACACGGACAGCCCCACATCACGCCCGACAGGGCTTTGTATAATGCGGTGTACGGGGCGAAGGTAAAGCGCAAGGTCAGAGAGCTTCAGCGCGCGGCATTTGATAAAGTTATCGAAAGGGTGATGAAGTCGTGAAAGAGGAACTCATAGAAATTCTTGAAGGCTTCGGATATCCCGTTTTTTTGCAGGGCTCGCTCAACAGCGCCGATGATTACCCCGACAGTTTTTTCACATTCTGGAACTTTTCGACTCCCGAGGAGCTGTTCTACAGCAACGAGCCGCACGGCGCCTGGTACGGGTTCTGGGTGTATTTTTACAGTACCGACCCGCTCAAAGTGCAGACCGTGATCGAGCAGGCGCGGCAGGCACTCAGAGCTGCCGACTGGACGCCCGAAGGAATGCCGAACGACATTTCCGTAGACGTCCCGACACACACGGGGGCATTTTTTACAGTTTACAAATTACGGACATAAAGGAGGAAAAACAATGCCTGATTACAAGGAAGCCGAATTTCGCGGCACCGATAATCTTTGGATAGCGGAGATCACCAAGGACGACAGCACGGGCTACACGTTTTTGACGCCCGTCAATCTTGCACCGACGGGGCAGATAAGCCGACAGGTCAACAGTTCGTCCGAAACACACTACTACAGCAATGTCGGCATGATCGTCATCGTGACAAAGGGCGGCGAGACTGCGACCATCACTACACCCGTTCTGCCGCTCGCAAAGCTGGCGCTCGTAGCGGGGCAGACCTACGACGAGACCACGGGAGCGCTCATCTCGGGCGACCTCGAAGAAAAATACTTTGCTCTTATCTACCGCGTACAGCTCACAGACAACTCGTGGCGATATGTAGTTAAGTATAAGGCACAGCTCACGGGCGTGCCCGAGGAGGTATCACAGACCCGCTCCGACGGCGTGAATACCAACAATCAGCAGCTTGTATTCACTTGTAACGAGACTGTGTATGAGTTTGCGAACGGCGGGCACGCGGACGGTATCGCACTTGATGAGAGAGACGGTCTTTGCGACTTCTCGACATTCTTTGATATTGTTTACACTCCCGACACTATCGGGCAGATAGCGAACAGCGCGGTAACGGCTCTCGCCGTAGCACCCTCTACCGCAAGCGTAGCAGTCGGAGAGACCGAGGACCTCATGGCAACCGTGACCCCCTCGACCGCTAAGGTAGCATGGCGCAGCTCCAATGCTAACGTCGCGAGCGTAAGCTCTGCGGGCGTAGTCACGGGAGTATCGGCGGGAACGGCAGTCATCACCGCTTCCGCAGGCTCGCAGGCGGCAAGCTGTACCGTTACGGTGACAGCGGAATAAACAACACAGGGACAGAAAAGCCCCGCTCACAGAGGGGCGGGGCTTGTGTTCTGCCCGAGATCGGCGGAGTTGTTGAGCAAATGAGTAAAACAAAGAAAAATCAGCCCCGCCCGCGCTTCATCTGCCACAAGTGCGGGACGATGTGGGTAAACTGTGAGCCCGTGTGCCTGCTGTGCAAGATATACGGCACGCCCCTCAACGAGGGCGCAGAGAAACTATTGAAGAAAAGGAGTCGACCCCATGAAAAAATATCTCCGTTGTTTTCTGATTCAGCTTGCCGCATACATCACGGCTCAAACCATGACGGCGCGTATGCGGAAGGCTCTCGAACGACACGAAAGGAGCTGAAAACATGAATGACAGTCACAAATTCTTTTATGAAGAAAGCGGAGAACTGACAACAGCAAGCATTGACTGCATTGTCAGCGTGAAGAACGGCGGGCTTTATGACGCGCTCGGCGGCAGGATAAGTCTGAAAAAGACAGAACGCACCACGCTGAGATACGCCCTCGAATGCGCCGCGAATGACTGCCGGAAACTGCTTTCGCGCTATGAACGTCTGCTGTTTGACCTCGAAGCATGGGAACAGGCTCACGTTGGTGAGGTGCCGGAAAGTGAATGATTACTACCGCGATTATTATAATTTATACAAATCGCTCGGCATCTGTCCTCAGTGCAAGCACAAAAAAGCCGCTCCGAAGCACGTGCTTTGTTTGGAGTGCTTATCCGACATATCAGAGCGCAACTATCAGCGACGCAGTAAACTGACTGACGAACAGCGCAAAGCTGAAAGTCAAAGGGCGGTAGAAAACAAGCGCAAGCGGAAAGAGCGCCGCAAGGCTTTGAATCTGTGCGTAGAGTGCGGAAAAAGACCGCCGAAAGACGGGCGTTTACGCTGCGGCATATGCCTGCATAAACACAGCGAGCGAATGAAGCTGTACAACCGCAGAAAAGGGCGTAAGCCGCAGGAACTGTTACTTGCGCACGATGTATGCTGGATATGCGGCGGCGAGCCGCTGCCGGGCAAGCGCTTATGCACCGTGCATTATGATATTGCAATGGCTAATCTACGCAAAGCAAATCAAAACAGGGACAACACAAATCACATCTGGAGAAAGTTAAACTATGCGAGCAACAAGCAATGAAACAGGAGGGAAACTGTCATGATAACGATAGGCACTCACCCCGATATCCCCGAAGCGGAATTGCAGGCGTATCTGAACCATGCGAACAACACTTATCCTCACCGTGACGGCACAGTGAACATCGCCCTCGACGGGGACTATGTTGATCTGAGCTACGACTTCGACCCCGTGCCGTTCCAGCGCATACGGCGTATCACGGGGTATCTGGTCGGCACTCTCGACAGGTTCAACAACGCCAAGCGCACCGAGGTCGGGGACAGAGTAAAACATATAGGAGTGTAAAACCATGGAATTAAAGCTAAATATCTACGAGGGAAGAAAGATCGCAAAGACCTACAGTGCCGAGAGCCTTGACCTCTCTTTCGGGGTCATCGAGGACGTGCTCGACGCGCTGGATTTTGAGAGCATGAAGTCGGGCGATAAGGCAGAACTGGCGGGCATGATCGTCAAGTGTAAAGATCAGATCAAGCCCTTTCTGATGGATATTTTCGACGGTCTGACCGCCGAAGAAGTCAGACACACCCGCACGGGAAATCTTGTCGAGGTATTCCGCGGGCTGTATGAGTACGCTGTCGGGGAGCTGGGCGCGGTAGGTTCAAAAAACTGACCGAGGGCGGAGATATACCGCCCGAAACGTTGTATCAAGTATTCTTCGATATGAACACGACCCTTTGCAGACGCTTCCCATCGCTTGACCCGTTCGCGGTTCGGCGGGAGCGGTATCACGACGTTTTGACAACCTTTTCGCGGCTCGCAGATCAGGCGGCACGCGAGGGCAAGGCAAAGACAGTCGCGGATATCCCCAAAGGCTGTATCAAGCAAGTAAACAGCAAGGGCGAGGTGACGATCATGCGCCCCGCCAAGAACGACGACAGGTGGTGAGAAAATGCCGGATAATGAGAACGTCACTACAAAATTTAAAGTCGATATATCCGACTTAAAACGCAACGTGACCGCCGCGAACGCAAGCATAAGGCAATACAAAGCGGAGCTTGAAAACGCGGACGCGGGCATGAAAGAGAGCGGGAATAACGCCGACAGCCTTTCCAAGAAGATCGAAGCGCAGTCTAAAATAGTCGATACCGAAAAGGCAAAGCTCGACGCGCTCAAAGAGGAGCTGCAACGCTACGAATCCGCTATGGAAAAGGGCGAGGGTGTTGTAGCCGACCTCACTCAAAAGCACAAGGAAGCCGCAGAGCAGTTCGGGGAATCCTCCGAGGAAGCGAAGAAGCTCGCGAAACAGCTTGACGAAGCTGTAAAGGCACAGGAACGCAATGAAAAAGCGGTGCAGAACCTGCGCACGCAGATAGTACAGCAGGACACCGCCGTCAAGAACGCCGAAGGGCGCGTGCGCGATTATAATGAGCAGCTTAACAACCTCGGGAAAGAAGAAGAGGACGTCGGCGAGAAAGCGAAGGAGACAACCGAGGGCGGCTTATCTGCGTTCGCAGTGGCGCTGGGTAATCTTGCGGCGAACGTTATCACCTCCGTCATAAGTAAGCTCGGGGATATGATAACGCAAACCATCGAGGTTGGATCGACGTTTGAGGCGTCGATGAGCAAGGTGCAAGCTATCTCCGGCGCAACGAATGAGGATATGGACAGGCTCAACGATACCGCGAAAAAACTCGGAGAATCAACACAGTTCACAGCTTCGCAGGTCGGTGATGCTATGTCATATATGGCAATGGCTGGCTGGAAGACAGAGGATATGCTCGGCGGCATAGACGGTGTGCTTGATCTTGCGGCGGCTTCGGGCGCAGACCTCGCCACTACCTCCGACATCGTGACCGACGCGCTGACAGCGTTTGGAGAGAGTGCAGACCAGGCGGGGCGGCTCGCTGACATAATGGCGGCAACTGCTTCAAACGCAAATACGAACGTCGAACTCATGGGCGAAACGTTTAAATATGTAGCACCTCTCGCGGGTTCGATGGGCTACACTATGGAGGATATGTCTGTTGCTATCGGGTTGATGGCGAATAGCGGCATAAAAGGCACACAGGCGGGTACTTCTCTTCGTGCGATGATAACGCGGCTTGCTTCGCCGACCAAAGAGAGTATGCAGGCTATGTCCGAACTCGGTATCGAAATTGAAAAGGTAAACGAAGACGGAACAAAAGAGTTGAAGTCTTTTGGAGAAACCGTTGGAGAACTTCGTGAAATTTTCGGCTCGATAAATATGCCTGTTGACGAGCTCACGCAGAAACTCTCGACACTTGAAACACAGCAAGCCGCGTATGATGACGCGCTTGCTGCGGGGGAGATGACACAAGCACAGTATGATAAAAAGACGGGTGAACTTGCAAAGAGCCAATCGGAACTAATGGAAAGAGCCTACGGCGCGGAGGGCGCACTTAAAGCCCAGTATGCGGCTATGCTTGCGGGCAAGAACGGGCTATCGGGATTCTTGGCACTTGTCAACTCGTCCGATGAGGACTTTGAAAAGCTCACAAAGGCGGTCAATGAATCAAGCGGTGCGGCGTCCGAAATGGCTGACGTCATGCTCGACAATCTACAGGGCGACATCACGAAGCTGTCTTCGGCGTTTGAGGGTTTGCAGATAGCGATTTTTGAAAAGCTTGACGCGCCGCTGCGTGAACTGGTGCAGACGGTCACAAATGACGTTATACCTCTCATCAAAGACGTTTTAAATGGCGTGACGGGGGCGACGGAACGGCTCAACGGTCATATATCGGAAATTTTCGGAGGACTTATCGAAAAAGCAACCGAATTTTTGCCGAAAGCCGTCTCAATGGCTGTCGATCTTGTGGGGCGGTTTATAGATATTTTGGTGGAGCAAGCTCCCGCTATCATAGACGGAGCCGGGTTCATCATCGAAACCCTTGTTGACGGTCTCTTAAAGAACGCCCCCAAGCTGATAACGGGTTTGACTTCTATCGTCACAAAGCTGATATCAAAGCTCGGGGAGCTTCTGCCGAAGATCGTCACAAGTATAGTGGCGATAATTCCTGATCTTGTAAAAGCTCTGACCGAAGCCCTTCCGCAGCTCATCGAAGCGGTGCTGACATTCGGGCAGGAGATCATCGCGGCACTTCCCGACATCATAGCAATGATAGCAGAGGAACTGCCTATTATCGTGCAGGATATCGCAGACGTAATCACCGAACAGCTGCCGATACTGCTCGAAGGCGGCATAGAGCTGTTTAACGCGCTTGTGCAGGCGATACCGCTTGTTCTGCCGCCGCTTGTAGAAGCTCTGCCGCAGCTTATCGACACGGTTATCAAGTTTCTTATTGACAACGGCAAGACCATAGCAGAAGCGGGCATAACGATGTTCAAAGCCCTGCTCGACGCTATACCTGTGATAGTAGAAGCAGTCGTGCCGCTCATACCCGACATAATAGACGCCATAACTCATGCGCTCATTGATAACGCTCCGCTGCTGTTTGATGCGACCCTCGAGGTTTTTGAGGAGCTGGGGCGGGCGATACTCACTTTCGCGGACAAGCTGCCCGATTACATTTTCCGCCTGCTTGAACCCGTGTATGATAATTTCATCACGCCGCTCAAAGACGGTATGGCGGAAATATGGGACTATCTCTCGGAGCTTCCCTTTATCGATTTTATCGTTGACGTGTTTAACGAGTGTGTCGAGACCGTCAAGACTGCTATAGGCAAGGTCAAGGGCTTTTTCACGGGACTTTGGACGAGCATTAAAGAGACGTTCAACGGCATAGGGGATTTCTTCGACAGCATATGGGACAGCATTGTAGAGACCTTTAAGACCATAGGCACTAAAGTTGGTGATGCTATCGGCAAGACATTTAAGACTGCGATAAACGCAGTCCTCGAAACCGTCGAAAATGCTATAAACGCAGTCCCTGGCGCCATTAACGGGGCTATTGACTTGCTCAACGAGATACCCGGGGTCGATATCGGCAGCATGGACAGGATATCGCTCCCACGGCTCGCAAAGGGCGGCGTAGTTGAACGCGGCACGCTTGCAATGGTGGGCGAGAACGGGCGCGAAGCTATCCTCCCGCTCGAAAACAACAAGGCAGCGCTCAAAGAGATAGCGGCTCTTCTCGCGGACGAGATCACCCGCTCAACAGCTACAGCGCAGGGAATGGCCAACAATCAGCCCGTGACAAACAACTACAATTTTACGCAAACGAACAACAGCCCCAAAGCGCTTTCGCGCTGGGATATTTACAGGCAGACGAATAATCAGATACGCGAATTTGAGATGAGAGGGGTGCTCCCGAGTAATGTTTGATCTTACGATAATAAACGCCCTCGGTGAGAGCTATGACCTCACAGCGGACAATCGTTTCCGTGTGATCGACATAGACGGGCTTTCTCCCGTGCCCGTAAACATCAACACGTCAGAGGGCTCGGGTGACGGTGCTATCTTTAATTCGGCGTTTATGCAGCCCCGAAACATCGTGATAACGGTGGTTTTTTGCGGTGACATAGAGACCACCCGCGCGGCATTTTACCGCATATTCCCCGAAAAAAAAGCTTGCACGATAGTGTTCTCAAACAAAATACGCGGTGTAAAAATAACGGGGTACGTGGAGACAAACACGATAGACCTTTTCTCACAGCGGCAGCAGGCGCAAGTTTCTCTCTTATGCCCCAACCCGTGGTTTGAGGGCCAAACCCCCGAGGACTTCATTCCGTCCTACTCTGTTCCGTTGTTCTACGCGCCGTTCTCGATCGAGGAGGGCGAGCCTATACCCGTGTCCGAAACGGTCGATCACCCGACTTCGCTTATCATCAACAGCGGCGACGTTGAGTGCGGGTTCGCGGCGGAGGTCACGTTCTCGGGCGCGGTGACGGGTCTGCGGTTCGCGAATGAAGCGGTTGGAACTTGGTTTAAGCTTGACTACAGCTTCGCGGCGGGGGACAAGCTGATTCTCGACACGCGGAGCGGTCGGCTCGCGGTGACGAACCTGCGGAACGGATCGAACGTGAATATGCTCCGCTACATGGTGAGCGGATCACGGTGGCTCAAACTTGCCGTCGGCGCAAACCGCTTGGGCGTGACCGCAGACAGCGGCATTGACAATGCGGCGGTGACGATATCGGTGTACAAACTGTTCGGGGGTGTGTGATGGTACTGTATTTTTACACGGTCGGGAAAAACGTGGACGGCACCGACAGGGAATACGCCGAGGTGCAGTATGTCATGGACAATGCGATCTCCGTAATTTGGCGTAAATCCTACGCCGAGCCGGGCTACTTTGAAGTACACGCACAGCTCACGGACGAGCTTTACAGCCTTCTGACGGCGAATCTCGGGCGTGTGTTTGCGTTAAAAGAGGACGACCCGACCCCCATGTACGCTGAAAACGTGCAGATCACCGAATCGGCTGAGGGAGAGTTCATGACGGTCTCGGGGCGCTCGGCTGACTGCCTGCTCGCTTATCGGATCATCGGCTATCCGACGATCTTCAAGGGTCAGATCATGTATGCAGTCATCTGGAAGCTCATCAAGGACAACGCCACCGCGCCGACCGTTCCCGCGGGCAGCACCGATCCGTATCAGGACACCCGAAACCGCAGGCTGCGAATGTTTTCGACGGGTGATGAGGTCATAACGGCGGGGCGCGTCACAAACCACTTTTTCGACGGTGAGAATCTTCTTGAGGTCGTTGACCGTTTCCTTTTGGAAATGGACTGCGGACTGAAATGCACCGCCAAGACCTACGACGATACCCCGACAGGCATTGACTTTGTGCTGCATTTGTACAAAGGGCAAGACCGCCCGAACGTGGTTTTCTCGGCGGATAACGAAATGCTCCTGTCTTACGAGCTGATCTCCGACAGGAGCGGGAAAAATCTCATCTTCGCTTCGGCAACGGGACCCGACAGCGAGACGCAGGCGAACGGCTCGAATCCTTACACACTCACGGCACAATCCTACTTCGAGACTTCTGTGCCGAACGGACTTGCGCGGAGCGAGGACAGCGTAAAGTTGAGCGGCGTGCCGACCGAGGAGAGCACGAGCGTTGATCTCATGGACTACACATGGGAACAAGGGTATTACAACTTCTCGGACGGCGGAGAAGCAGACTCTACCTTCTTTATCAGATCGCCGATCTACATACCGTGCGGCAGAAGGATCAGCGTTACAGCGACGCTCGACGGGAACCCTTCGACGAGATTTTCGGTGCATTTCTATGATTCAGATTACAATCATTTGTCGGGGGCTTCGGCGTCATCGGGCGAGACTGTTACGCTCCCCGCGAACACGTCCTACGTGCGGCTGGCGCTCAGGCTCAGCACCTACAGAGAGGTGACGCCCGAGTACCTTTCCGCAGCGTCAGCCGTGACCGTGAGCCCCCGTAGCATAAGCGGCTACAAGTCCGACGTCGCAGCACAGGGTACTTCGGGGATAACGCCATCGGCGAAAATCCTTGACGCGCAGATCGCCGACACGGGGCTCTACAGGGCAGGCGTGGACTACGATCTCGGCGACACAGTCTACCTTGAAACAGGGCGTGGCGTGCGTGGCTCGGCAAAAATAGCGGCGATAACCGAGGTCGAGGACGCGGAGGGCTACAGAATTTACCCGACGTTCTCGGACTGGACGACTTTGTAGGAGGTGCAAAATGGCGATACAGTACGGATTTTTTGACAGCGCGGACGGCGACAGGCTCTACAGCGCCGCCGATCTGACGGACTACTTCCTGCGGCTGATACCGTCGGGAGTTATCGAGAGCGGCTTTGAGGTCACGGCTTCGGGACTGACCGTGAGCGTGTCGGCGGGGTGGGGATTTATCCGCGCGAGGTGGGTGGAGCTGACCGCCGCCGAGACCCTCACAGCCGCCGCCTGCACCACGGGCGGGGTGCGGTACGACCGCGTGATACTTCGGCTCGATCTCTCGCAGGCGGCGCGGAACATCACGCTCAGCATACGGCAGGGAGCGGCTTCGCAGGCTCCCGCCCCGATACGCGAGGGGAACATCTTTGAGCTGTCACTCGCACGGCTGATAGTCGGCGTGGGGGGCGTCTTGCACGTCATAGACGAGCGCGGAGACAGTGCAGTGTGCGGCTACGTGCAGGGCTTCGGAGCGCTGGGCGGCATGAGCTTCGAGCGGCTCACACGGGCACAGTACGACGCTATGGAAACGCATTCAGCGAGCACCATGTACATCGTCGGCGAGACCAATGGGACGGCGCTGTACGTGGGCGATGATCGGATAGGCGGCGGTTCGGGCGACAGCGTCCCCGTCAGCGCCTCCCTCTCCGCGCAAACGCTCTCGGCGCTGACGGTCAAGGCAGAAATGGAGGATATCTGAAATGGCGATAGAAAAAACGATCTTCACCGGAACGACTCAGACGGCGCTGGCTTCCGAGGTCTATGCATTCCTTAACGCGAACAAGTCAGGTCACTTCGACAGCGTGGTCATGGACGAGACGAACAATAATATCACCTGTTACGCCGCCGAAACGCCTGCGCTGAAGCTGGGCTTCGACGGGACCGAAAAGAGCATAAAGGTCACTCTTGCCAACGGAGTTACCTCGGGCTCTTATCTGAGCAATCTCATGTGGCTCTGCGGCGTTAAGACATCTAAGGGGCTTTGTCTGCACGGCAGTACCTCAGATGTATTCATAACCAAAACAAACGGAGGTACTCTTGCGGTGCTGTTCAAGGCGCAGACCACCTCCACAGCATCGAATATGGACTTCGTGGGCGCAGATATAATGAACGGTACGGGCGCTTACAAAGCCGTCACCGATTTTTCAGCCACTAACAAAGTGTTTCATACTGCCGGCGTGACCGTTTTCTCTCCCGTGCCGCTGTCGGCAAGCGCGGAGAGCTATGCTCTTAACGTTTATGTTACTGCCTACGGGCAGTACATCGGGACTGAGGGAAAGCTCACCGCGAACGGCAAGGAGCATTATTACACGGGCTACATCGCCCTTGGTGACTGAGGTGATAGCATGGACGGAAGCGTGATAATTGCAGTCATTTCGGGGCTTGTGACTATCGTTACGGTCATCATCAACACCCGTGCATCGAGCCGCGAGATGACCCACAAACTGGAAACAATGCAGGCGGTGACGGACACGAAACTCGACGTTCTGACCTCAGAAGTCCGCGAACACAACAACTTCGCGCGGCGCGTCCCCGTGGTCGAGGAGCAGATAAAAGTCATAAATCACCGCCTTGACGATTTGGAGCGTGATGTAAATGAGCTTAAAAGAACGAATCGCGGCACTCCTTAAAGTGAAAAGTATCGTCACAATACTGCTGACGGTGATATTTTGCATTTTAGCATACCGCGAAACAGTCAGCGGAGAGCAGTTCATGAACATTTTTACGGTCGTTATCGCGTTTTATTTCGGCACTCAAAGCACGAAAGGAGAGTAAAAAATGATCGAGATTTTATACGACAGAAGCAAATACCTCAGCCGCAGAGCGGACGGAAAGCAGTTTCTCCGCGCGGAGCTTATCGCCGACACGGCGGCGGAGCTGGACGGCGTGACGGAGATCGGAGATGTCGTGCTCGCGTTCGGGAGCATAGCCCACGCGGTGGACGATGCTGTTATACTGCGGCTTGACAGCTCGGGCGAGTGGATAATCCAGACGGGCGATGATGCAGGCAAAACGCCCACAGAGGTCGCAAGCAGTAAAGCGGCGTTATCCGCGCCGAAAATGACACTGACGAAGGCGGCAGATGATATCGAATACAGTGAGGAAATCGAGGGTGACGGCACGGGTGAAGCGCTCCCCGAAGTCGAGGAATCGGCATATGCAAACGATGCAAAAACGCTCGACCCCGTTGAAAAATCTGTTGAAGCGGTTGACAGCGAGACCAAAAAGGCGGTGAACGCTGATGATAAGCCTGAATGATGTTTTACTGGCAATGTCGAATATTCCCGTTGACGACCCTATTGCGGAGATATGGGGGCGAGGATTGCAAGGTGGCGGATATACCGTGATAGAATACACGGGTACACTTCCTGCTGTGCTGACAGGAACGAAAGCTGGGTATCTTGAAAGCTATAAGATATATGGCAACACCGAGCAGACAGGCACGCCAACGCCTGAAAATCCTATTATGCCGAGTGGGTGCGGCGAACTTGAAACGACAGGTGCTCATGCAGGGCAGTACAAGTTACCAATGCTCAGCAACTCCACGGTAACCAATATCTATATCGGAGAAGTGGAGACAACGAGAAGGATTAAGAAGTTTGTACTGACGGGGAATGAATCTTACGGTAAAGATTCAGGCGGAGAATATATGTTCTGGATGAGTGTGGCGGCAATGCACGTGCGTCGAGACGATTGTTTTTGCTCTCACTTAGAGTCTACAAGAGACTATCCTCGAAACCAAAAAGGATGCTGCTCATACAAGAGTAATCAAAGTTTTTATTTAAACTTTGGTGCAGATATAATGAACCGTCAGCCAAGTGGAAATACAGCCACTGGAATAAAAGAATATATCGCTTCTCAGTACGCCGCAGGAACACCAGTGACAATTTGGCTCGTCCTCGAAGAACCCGAAACAGTAGTTGTAAACGAGCCATTGATGAAGATTGGCGACTATGCTGATACTCTAAGCATGGAGCAGACAGATGTGAGCATACCGACATCTGCGGGAACTACGGTCATCGACTATGACGGGACACCGAAACCCGGGAAGATGTATTTGAAGTACAGGAGGTAAAAATGAGCAACAGCAAACTGATCTGTTATACGCGGCTGTCTCCCAACTGCAACAAGCCGCGCAGCCACAAGATCGACACGATCACCATTCATCACATGGCGGGGAATCTGACTATCGAGCAGTGCGGTGAGGTGTTCGCGCCCGTGAGCAGGCAGGCAAGTTCCAATTACGGCATCGGTTCTGACGGGCGTATCGCGCTGTACGTGGACGAAGCGAACCGCTCCTGGTGCAGCTCCAGCGCCGAGAACGACCACCGTGCCGTCACCATCGAGGTCGCAAACGACGGCGGCGAGCCCGACTGGCACGTTTCGGATAAAGCCCTCGCCGCCCTGATCGAGCTGTGCGCGGACATCTGTCAGAGAAACGGCATCAAGAAACTGAACTACACAGGAGACAAGTCAGGCAACCTCACTATGCACAAGTGGTTTGCGGCGACCGGCTGCCCCGGTCCGTATCTTGGAAGCAAGTTCCCGTACATAGCGAGCGAAGTCAACAAAAGAATTGACGGAACCGATACCAAAAGCACAGCCGCTGCTAATACTTCGGCGAAACCGAAGTATCTCACATACGATGAGTTTGAAAAGAAGTATCTCGGAAAGGCGGTTGACTACGACGGAGTGCTCGGAGTTCAATGCGTGGATCTTGCCGATCAGTATCTGAAAGACTGTTACGGCATAACCGGAGTATGGTGTAACGGTGCCCGTGACCTTTATACCAACTTTGACAGCTATGCTGCTTTGAAAAACAGATTTACAAAAATAGCCAACACAAGAGAGCTCGTTGTCCGCAAGGGCGACCTTGTGGTATGGGGCAACGGCGATAACGGACATATCGCTATCGGCAACGGCGAAGGCACCATAGATTGGTTTGTAAGCCTTGAAGAGAATACCCTGAACAGGCATGAGCCGACGCAGCTCGTGCGTCACGATTTCGGCGGTGTTCTCGGAGTTCTGCGACCGAAAGAAATGTCGGTCGCAAACGACTGCGCTGATACCGAAGCCCTCAAAGAGCTTGACAAGCCCGCCGAAGCATGGTGGAAACACGGTGACAAGCTGGATCACGGGCTGTATGCCGTCAAACGCCGCATGAAGGCTCTCGGGTATGGGTATCTTGACCTTGCGGGCGGTTTCGGCGGCGGTACCGAGAAAGCCGTGAACGACCTGCTCAGGCTGTGGGGCTATAAGCAGAACGGCGTGATCGGGAAAAAGTTTGTGGATATTGTGATGAAATAGGAGGTAAAAAAATGACAGACGTATCATTTATGCAGCTTTGCAAGGAAACGGTCAGGGACTACGCGAACGCCCACCTTGACAAGACCGACAAAACCGAGATCACCACGGACGACGTGTACATCGTGTGGTTCTGCAAGACCTTGCAGAATTGGAAGGCGCTCGTTTCCACTACCCTCGCGGACGGTATGTACTACGAGCTGACCCATAACGGAGACAAGAACGAGACTTACGTTGACGCATACAAAAAGTGGGAGAATTTTACCGTGAGATGATGACAGCCCCTCGGGTCGTGAAGGCTCGGGGGGCTACAAGCCGAACGGGATAGCAGGTAAGAAGTTTGTGGAATTTGTGATGAAGTAAAGATCAAGGTTCTTACACTCTTTCGGTGCAGGAGCCTTTGCTGTTCATGAATTGCTATACGGGATTGTTTTTCATTTCTTCGTCAAGCAGACGGACGATCATGCCTTGCATACTCTCACCGCGCTTTTGTGCATATTCTTTATATACCGCTTTTCTGCCTTTCGGCATATCCACAACAATTCTTTCAGTCTTTTCTTTCATGTAGCGCACAGTTCGTTGTCCTTGTGCGGGGGTGTATCCTGTATACTTGCTCATGCGATCACCTCGCTTTCTGCGGCGAACCTTAGCCGTCGCCGCTCGGCTCGTGCTTATCAGGCACCAAGCTCGATGAAGCGATACACGCCTGCATCGTAGATACAAATGCAATCAGCTTCTGTACGCTCACACAAGTGTGCTGTACGGAAGTCATCTTTTGCGTACTTGCGAGCGTACCTCCAGTATACCTCATTGGGAATTTCCTTAAATCCTTCCTCTGTCAGCACTTTAAGCGTACCGACGCAAGAAAGATTCCAGTCGTCCGAAGGATAGTACTGCTCGTTGGAAGGCTTGCGCTCTCTTGTGAGGTTTTCGAGTAATGCTTTTTCTGTAAGTTTCATTTTTTTACTCCTTTTCTGCGGAGACCGTACCGCTCCGCTCGGGTTTTATATTTACTTATGGCTTACCGTCGTTTCCTCTTATGTTCATTCGCCGTGCGTGTATCTTTGTAGCCTCGTTGTACAGCTGCGTATATGTCGCACCTGTGTATCCGTGCTTTGCAACTTCCGCTTTCAGCACCGCATAAGCTTCACGGCGCTTGTTGTAGTCATTCGGGTAGTCTTTGTGAATCTCTTCCAGCCTGTCGGCTATAAGGGTAATTATTTCGTGCTTTGTCATGATTTTATCCTCCTGCATTATTTTGTATATGTGCCGATTAACGATCCACTTATCCAGGGATTAGCCATATACTTCTGACTTGCCCTCACGTTATCATTAGGGCTTTTAATTGCTCTGAGCTGTACGCCAGTGCAATTTTTACATCTTTCGATTGCACGTTCCCATGCCTTTTGCGCGTCGTCCATATTGTCAAAATACTGTTCTATTCTGCACGTTTCTGTCCCGTTGTAAAAAGTGCCGTAAATCTGTATTGTCATGGTGATTACTCCTTTCAATTGGGCTGTGCCCTGTGTTCCTTGTTTCTGTTATTATTATAACATATATGTACATATATGTCAAGCAGTTTTGCAAAAAAAGTTTGGCTAAACTCAAAGTTTGTATACATACACAAAAGCAGAGCTGCTACATAGTGCAGTTTGCATATACTGTGTAATAACTGTGTAATCTGCAATTTTAGCGTGAAAAAGCGTGGTTTCACTTTGCTTCGCATGTAAGAGGTCAGGGGTTCGACTCCCCTTAGCTCCACGTTTTAAAAGTCCGCAAATCGTGTAAAATCAACGGTTTGCGGACTTTTTCTTTTTTTGAAAATTTCACACCCATCTTGCCTGATTTTGCGGAGTTTTGCGTGATAACTGTGTAAATAACTGCGTAAGATATCAGCGTTTTATCATGCTCATTCCTGCGGATAATGCGCCGATATCTTGATGTACATAGATATCGGCGGTGGTGCTGTAATCCGCGTGTCCAATGATCTTTTGCAAGACTTCAGGCGGCATTCCTGCTTCTGCGGACAGGCTTGCGAATGTGTGCCGTGTGCTGTGGGGCGTTAGCCGTGGATCAATATACATATCCTTGCCTGTCTTCGGTGACTTCACGGGCGGAGCGATAAGCCCCAGCTCCGCGAGACACGGATAAAACTGATACTTCCGGAAGTATTCGGCAGATACGCCGAGTATTGTTTCAGTGGTGCAGTCCGTGAGCCATGAGCGGACAAAGCACTCGATCTCCGGCACGCTCTGTGGAAACGGCACGATCCTGTTTTTGCCCGCTTCCGTTTTTTCACCGCCGACCATATAGCCGCCGTGAACGTCCGACGGCTTCAAGGCGCATATTTCGCCGATGCGGAAGCCTGTGTAGATCATCGTCAGAATGATTTGCACGCGCTTGTCATCGGTGTGCCGCCACAATACGGCGCGATCTTTGGCGGTGAAAATCTGCTTTTCTTTTTTCTCTTCTTTCGGGAGCTTCACGAACTCGGCGTAATTTTTATCGATCAAGTCGTTCTGCATCGAAAACTTGCACAGCTGACTGCACAGCTGCCGTATTTTTTCGCACTTCGAGCGACTTGCTCCCGCTGCCGCCTGGGCATCAACACAGCGCTGAAAGTCTGCTGTTTTCAGATCACGGAACTTTTCACGGGACAGCTCCGCGATAGACTTATACGCCGCCTTATATCCTTGTATACCGCTGTCGGACAGCGTGTCGAAGTGGTTACTGCTCCATAGCTCATATATCTTATCAAGGGTCGCGTTATACAGATCGGGGCGTTTCTCGTTCAGATACGTTTCAAGTGCCTGCTCCGCTTCACGGCGGTTTTTGAATGCGCCAACATACCGCCCATTTGTGCCCTTTATCACGGGCGGAGCTACGGCGATCCACGGAGAAGCATAGCGCGGGTCCTTGCGTATCGTCCCCATGCCGTGAGCACGGCGGCGGGTCTTTTTCTGCTCGGCGATCTGCTTTTTACCGCACCAACAGCAGAAAGCCGCCCCCTCGGGAATCTCTTTCTTGCATTTTACGCACATCATACAGCGCACCTCCTTGACAAAAGGCGCAGTATGTGGTATAATAATAGTACCATAGATGACTCCTTTCTGGGTTTGTGGTTCAATATGTTGCTACCGTCCGAGTGTTACCAGCGCTCGGGCGGTTTTTTGTGCTTATATGCCCCTACGTGTACGAGAATCGCGCGTGAGGGGCTTTGTGCGTTCATGGGGTAAAGTTATACCCCTGCGGTCGAGAGGCTGTGTGAGGCGTATAGGACTTAATATCCAACAGCACTTGCGCCATACGCAGCTTGTTCAGGTGTAAATCCTGAAAATTCTAACTGAGAGATTAGTTCCTCTCTTGAAAAGGACATTACACTAATATAACTTTGTGCCGATTTTGCAGCTTGTTCGTTCCAATCTGCTCCACAATTATCAGCACCATAGACAGCTTCATCATGCGAATAACCTGCAAACTCTAATTGTTCTACAAGAGAATTATATGAAAACGACGAAGTTTCCAAATAAGATTGTGTAGCTTTCAATGATTGTTCATACCAATTCGCCCCACAGTTGTCCGCTGCATAAACAGCTTCATCATGCGTATATCCATGATATTCAAGCTGTTCTATTAAACCACTGTACGAAAAAGAAGAAGTTCTAAGATAAGAAAGCGCTTGTTCCAAAGCATTATCTTCGCCAACAGTAGTCCTACTAACAGGGGGCAAGGTAGCTGTTGTTGTTGTGGTTGTGGTATTAGTAGCTGTTGTTGTCGTTGTTTGTTCTGCCGTAGTAGTATCTTTTGTTGATGCGGTTTCTTTTTCTGTCTCTTTTTTTGTTGATTTTTCTTTTTTGGCTGATTTATCTTTTTTGGTTGTTTCACTTTCTTTTTTCTCTGCATCACTTTCTAAAGAACTGCTCTCATCGGGTGCTACTTCCGCGGGAGCTGCTGTAGTGGCTGTAGTAGTTGTGAAAGAAGTAGTATTATTATCATTAGAAGTTTCCGCTGATCGATTTTTATTTCCTCTGCTTGAAATAGCACCAAAAACAAAAAGGAAGGCGACAACTCCTACAACAATGTATGTTGCTTTGCTCTTTTTCTTTGGATTGGTTTGTTGGCTGTTGCTTGTGTTGAAGGTCGTCCAATTTGAATTTTCCGTATAGCCACATTTAGGGCATACACCGTTATTAGTCTGTGTTCCGCAGTTAGGACAATACATAAAATCACTCCATTCTTATTATAATGCACTCATAAAATAAACAGCCTTGCCAAGTATGCGGACATGGTCGAGCTCCTCTCCTCTGTAAACAAAGGGCTTATATCTCGGGTTCTCGGCAACGAGCTGTAAAAGGTTATTCTCTCTGTCGTAATAGACCCGTTTGAGGGTGGCTTCGTCCTCTATGACAACGGCGGCGATATCACCGTTGTCAACTATCGGCATTTTACGGACGAACACAAGATCACCGTCAAAGATACGGGCATTTATCATGCTGTCGCCCTTTGCCCGAAGGCAGAAATCAGCGTGTATATCCATATCAGCCATTACATAGCTTTCCTTGTCCTCATCGGCGAAAATAGGCTCACCGCAGGCGATCTCTCCGAGGAGAGGAAAGCGTTTCGGCTTCACGGGCAGGATATTGTCGTAACGCTCGGCGAGCGCTTCGAGGTCAGAGGAATCGGTGCCCTTAGCAGGCTCTCGTCCGAGAAGATAATCTGATGAAATATCGAGTGTTTTGCAGATGTTCAGCAAGAGTGCCGTGCTTATGTCCCGCTCACCTCGTTCATAAGAGCCGTATGTCCTTAGAGGTATATTCAGCTTTTCTGCAAGCTCCTTTTGCGAAAGCCCCGCATCTGTCCGTACTGTTTTTAATCTGTCCGATACTGCCATTTCTTTCACCTCACTTTCATTTTATGTGTAAATTATAACACACTATGTGTATTTTGTCAAGCAGAAATTTCAACACAAAAAGTGTAAATAATGCACAAAAGTAAGATACATATTTCGTGTAACTTTATTCTCATGAAGCTATTGACAACTTACACATTATGTGTTATAATCTACACATACACAAAACGTGGGAGGTGATTGAATGGCAGAGGTTTTCAATAACATTCGAGCGGAATGCGCACGCAGACGCATAACCGTAGTTGAGATGACCGAACAGGCGGGGGTGGATCGCAGAACTTTCTATAATTGGGAAGCAAAGGGCGACCTCCCCGTCAGCGCACTCGGAAGGATCGCCGACGTTCTGAACGTCTCGACCGATAAGCTGCTTGGGCTTGATCCGCAGGCATGACAACCAAAGACCATGAAAGGAGAAAAAAGCATGAACGAACTTATCCAAGTAAACTACGACAAGGAGGACACGGCATGATAAAAGCCATAAGACCCAAAGAAGCCGTGCAGATTCTTAAGGAACACGGCTACACGATAACCGAAGCAAGGCTCGACATGGGCTTGCGTCAGAGGGTGTTCCCGTTCGGTGACGCAGTCGAAATGCCGGGCGGAGAGTGGAGTTACACTATTTATACGCCCCTGCTCGACAGGTGGATAGCGGAGAGGAGTGAGTAAAGGAGTGACTGAAATGCCCCACAAATACGAACTCTACGATATCTATGAAAAAGCCGCAAAAGCGGCAGGAGGACAAGCACTATGATGTTAAAAGACATTCTCCACCGCCTGCGTGACGGCACGGAGATAAACGCATACTACATAAACGACGACGGCGAGCGCGTGACGGTGTACACCGACCTCGACGACAAAGTCCCCGCATTCGTGCGCAATGCCGATGTGTACGGGATAGGTGTGAGCGATAACGGAGTACTGGAATGCGAGGTGGAAGAGCCATGAGTGAGAACAAAGCCGATTTCACGACGGAGCTGGGCGCTCTGCTTGCGAAATACAGCCGCGAGGACATCGCCGCTCTGACCTACCACAAGGACGATGACGGCTTCGAGGCTGTGACTATCCGCTTCGAGAACGGCTATGAAAAGACCGTGAACGTCACCGGCGACCGCGTTATCGCTATCATGGTGGACGTTTACAGGGCGCTGTGATAAAAGGGGGTGTAGTATGAAATGAACTGCTTCAAAAATCCGCGCCTGAAAAACCGTCCCGTCGTTGAAATGGCGAAACGGGCGTTGGAGATCAATATTGAACACATGGGGATCATACTGCGGACGCTGCACAAGTTTTTCCGACCGTTCAGCTTTCGGCTCTGCCGCGAGTTCGTGGAGGAGTACACCCGTACCGCCGCCGAGTTCGACACCGACATCGAAGTCCGCGACCACATGATAAACGACTGTCTCCGGGATATGCCCTATGTCACCAAGGAGCACGCGCAGCGGCTCGTGAAGCACTTTTCGGAGCGTGCCGAAACGCCGCTCGACCGCGCGATCTATGCAGACGAGGGCTTTGCGGATATCCTCGCGCTGAACGTCCTGCTCATGCTGATACAGCTGAGGTTTGACTACAGCTTCGCGGAAAAGCGCATGACTTCGCTGCTGGAGCTTCTCGAAAGCGCCGACCTGTCCGACCCGATGGCATGGCTGAAAAGGGCGGGCGTGGAGTTTTCGCAAAATGACGACAGCGTGTATGAGCTTATGGACAAGCTCGAACGCAGGGAAAAGCCCGCCGCCACCCTCCGCGAACAGCTCGACGCGCGGCGGCACATGGAAGCCCTTCGGGCGTATCAGAGCGAGGTGATGTCAAAATGATCGACCTCGCCTACATCATCGAGAGCGCGGACTACCGAATGTATGATGCCTGCCCCGAGATACTCACGCCCGATCGGAAGGTGTACAAGCCCACCGTCAAGATAAAGTACAGCAAGCCGTTGGTACTGAAAGGGCGCTGTATGCGGTGCGGGTGTGTGTATCGAGGCGTTCGGGGCAGTAAATATTGTCAACCCTGTTCAAAGGAAATGAAACGCGAATACTCGCGCCGAAATTCCGAAAAGATGAACAGTCTCATGCGTGAAACAGAGGGCTACCACTCCGAACACCTGCCCTGCGAACGGTGGAACGGACGGAGGGCGCAGAGGGACATTTCGGACATCGCGAAGCAGGCACGCGCGGCAGGAATGAGCTACGGGGAGTTTATGGCGCTGAAAAGGAGTGGGAAGATTTGACACACGAGTGTAAATTCTGCGGTAAACGCTTCAATGCGGCGTATTTCATAAGCAAAAAAGAATACACCTGCGGTGAGTGCTCGGCGTACTGCATGAAAAAATGTCCGCTTGCAAGCTCCACGACCATGAGCTGGCACAGAGAGCCCTGTGTTTCCTGTGAGCACAATCCTTACAAGCTGCGGCACACATGGAACAGGAAGGAGTGGGTAAAAAATGATCGACATTGACGGCTTTCGGGAGTATCTTTACGAGGAGGAACTTTCGGAAAATACCATAGAATCATACATCTACGGAATAAAAGTATATTCCGAAAAGTACGACGAGATCACGAAGCCGAATTTGATCGGATTCAAAACAGCGCTGAACAAAAGATTTAAACCCAAGACGGTGAATTTGAGACTTTCGGCGATCCGCAAATACTGTGAATACAAGGAAATAGGCATCAGGATAAAAGAGATCAAAGAGCCGAAAAAAACGCACATCGACAACATCATAAGTCCCGAGCAGTTTCGGAAGCTGTGCGACAGGCTTCGGGAAGACGGAGACGAGCGCCGCCTTGTGTGGGTGCTGCTTTTGGCAAAAACAGGTATGCGGATCTCGGAAGCGCTCAAAGTTCGGAAAAAGGACATCATCAAAGGCAGTGTTGTCATGCACTCTAAAGCGCATATGAGGGAGATATATTTTCCAAAGTCGCTTGCCAATGAGATCAAGCCTTTTCTCGACACGCTGGAAGATAACGACATCGTGATGCAAGCGAAGAACGGAGAGCCTATCACAAGTCGGGGAGTATCTGAATTTCTGCGAAAATGCTCGATCAAATACGATATCCCGAAAGAAGTCCTGCACCCTCACGCCTTCCGTCATTACTTTGCGATGGAGTTTATCAAGCGTAAAAACGACATAGCGCTTCTCGCCGACCTTCTCGGACACGGCAGCGTTAATGTGACACAGTTGTATTTAAGGCAGTCGCAGGAACAGCAAAAGAAGGTAGTCGATGATGTTGTCAACTGGTAATCCGAAAGAGGTGACAAGATGAACGCAGAGGAAGAACGCACATATAAGCATGAAACCTATGAATGGTATAAATTACATAGGATATGCCCGCGCTGCAGACAGTTTACAGTTCCAAAAGGGTATATATGTTGCCCGAACTGCCGAGATCAGGCACTGCTAACATACTACAAAAATATGCAAAGCGCCGACTATCGCGCAGAACGTAAGCGCAAGGCAAACGAAAAACGCTTAGAGCGTATCAGGAACGGCTTATGTACACGGTGCGGGAAACCCGTATCGCCTGCCGATACTTACATATGTTGTGAAGAATGTCGCAAAAAGAAACGGGAATATCACAAAAGAAAGCGCAAGAGGGAAAAAGAGGATACAACTCCTATAAGAATTTTGTGGCTTGAAAACGGCAGGTGCTTTTTTTGCGGTGCGCCTGTTGTCGAAGGAAAAAAAGTGTGTCGGAAACACTACGAGGGTTATCCTGAAAGAGCCGCGAAAGCATTAGCCGCAAGAGACCTGACAAGCCATGTATGGAGGAAGACGTGATATGAAACAAAGCAAGACCCCTCTGTGGAAAAAATCCTGTCTTTGCGGGTCGCTTGGTTTTGAGGACATAACCACATGGCTCGAAGAGATCAGCGATAACGGCGATATGTACGGCTACGAGGATACGAGCACCGAGGGCTATTACAACGAGTATAAGGACGAGTTCGACGAGCTTTCGGCGGGGGCGTGGGCGCTGTACGAAGAGCTGATGAGCGACGACACGGACGGGCTCCGTGAGGTGTGGAACGACATGACGGTCGGGCTGCTGGGTGATCTTTACACGGTCTATGGCTACGATGTCGCGGAGCTTGATTATTTCCGGCTTAGTGACGGATTCGAGGAGGATTTAGCTCAAAAAGAAGCAATAAAGCGTCTTGAACGTATGACAAAATCCGAGCTTATCCGTAATTTTAGAAAAGTCCTGACCGCGATAGTCATGTTTTACGACATAAAAGCCGCGCATGACTGCCTGACCTCGATAGTCGAGGAACTGGACGAAAAGGGTGCATTGCTCGAACGTAAGAACGAGCGAATAAATCTGCTGTACACAGACCTGACGGGCAGGAGCGGAGCGGCATTCGATGACGAGATTGCAAACCTTCCGCAGAGAATGTGGGTGGAGTAATGTGGAAATATGAAACGGAGTGACATCATGGAATACATAGTGATAGCCGCAGTGATTGTGCTTTCGGTTCTCTGCATGATAGCGTCAGTCGCGGAGATATGGAAAACATACGATGCGGACATGGACGAATGGGAGGAGGACGAAAAAGACGATGCGTGAGATATTGTTTCGGGGAAAAAGCAAAATAAACGGTGAATGGGTTTACGGCTTTTATTCAGGAGAGAATTGTTCGGAAATTTTCTCGCCAATGTTTAAACAGGACAACATCATAATAAAGGGCAGTGGTTTTTGGGTTGAGGTCGACCCCGAAACGGTCGGCGAGTTCACGGGAATGACCGACAAAGACGGGACAGGGATATTTGAAGGAGATATTCTTCAAGGCGATGAATACCCTTATTGTTCTGATGGCAATTATAACTACTATGCAGAAGTTGTATGGTTTGATGACGGCTGCTGTGGCTTCGGTTTATGTACTCATAAAAATCCAAAGTCGACTGTACGTGGCATAAGTGATGGCAACTGCGAATGGTTTGAGGACTTCGATAGCAATAATTGGTCAGTCGTTGGTAATATCTACGACAACCCCGAACTGATTGAAGAAGGAAGTGACGAAAATGAACACCGAAAAGAAAGTAAACGGACGTGAGCGCGTCTATCTGCTGAACATCATCGCCGAGCAGAACGCCGCTCATGAAGCCGAGCTTGCCGAAAAGGACAGGCTCATCGCACACTACAAGCGACAGTATGAGATAGCTGTGAGACAGCGACTGCGCGAGCGACACGAGCGCTCCGACAAGTGGAAGGACAGGCTCACGGGTGCGGTGCTTGCGATAGCGGCGGCGGCTATGGTGTGGCTCACACTGTACTCGCTCGAACAGTTCTGGCTCTGGGCGAACGGAATGTGAGGTGCGGAATGGCAATGGCAAACGTAACGATGATAGTAATATTCATGTGCGTAACGAGCTTCTGCGTGGTGATCTGCATAGCGGTTACCCTACTGTGCTACATGGACTACATGAAACAGAAACGCGCGAGCTGTGAGGAGATAGCGCACCTGAAAACCGAGGTCAGGGTATGCAGAGAACTGCTGAAAAGGAGGGCGAAAAGCGATGTATGATATGGACGAAACGGCATACGACCCGGGGCTATGTGTAGGCTGTGAGTGGTGTTACTACGGCTCACCGAGGGACTGCCCACAGTGCAGGGTAAGCGAGGAGGACGGCGATGATATCACGAACGAATAAAAAAGAGCCTGCCCCTGTTGGCACAGGGACAAGCTCACGGTCGAAATACCAAGGAAATATTTCTATCATAAGTATACACCGAAATTCGCGGAATGTCAAGGAGGGAATATGAAAAAATTCATACCAAACGAGGAGGCGGTCATCGAGGCGGAGCTTCGGGCTGACGACCGCGAACGCGACTTGAAATGGGTGCGGGAGCGGCTCGCACAGGCGGAGAAGAAGCTCGACCGTGCGGAGCAGGAGTGGCAGAGTTCGGGCGGATACGGCTCGCGCTCGCAGATGACGCGGCTCGAAAACGAGGTGCGGCTCTGTAGGCTCGCGCTGCGCGGGCTCGAAACGGGCTGTCACCGCTGCGATATGCGGTGGAGGAACATCAGTTCCCTCGTGGACACCCTCGAAGCCGAGAAGAGGGCGGGGTTCGATAAGATGGATATTGACAGGGCGATAGACCTTATCAAGGCGATGTACTAAAGGAGGCATAAAAATATGAAACTCTACGAATACGCAGAGGAGTTCGGCGCGCTGTTCGATTCGCTCGACGAGATGGACGGCGAGGAGATGGAACAGGCGTGGTTCGACACGCTCGAAAGCATTGAGGCGGAGTTCGAGGACAAAGCCGAGAACCTGATCGCGTTTATCAAGGAGCTGAACGGGCAGGCGGCGATCCTCCGCGAGCAGGAAAAGGCTTTCGCTGAACGTCGCCGCACTAAGGAACATCACGCCGAAAGGCTCAAAAAGTATCTGCTCGGCTGCATGAACACTGTCGGACGCAAGAAGATCGACCGCCCCATGGGGTGCGCTTCGGTGCGTAACACCCCCGAATCCCCACACTTCGAGGACGAGGCGGCGTTCGCTGATTGGGCGCTTGCCAATGACAGCTCGCTGCTGCGCTTCCGTCCCCCCGAGATCGACAGGACGGCTGTCAAAAAGTACTTGCAGGCAGGGCATGAGATAGACGGCGTGACGCTCGAAAGGTCACAGTCGGTCATAATAAAGTGAGTAGGTGAGATAAGTGGACACAAAGCACGAAATAAGCTATCCTGACGGCATTTTCAAAATTCACGGCGCAGAACTCCACCGCTTCAAAAACTCCGCAGGCGTGGAATATTCGGCGATATATCGCGGCGATTTCGAGGAAATGTCATGTGAGCGCCGTGACGAGGAAGCCATGATAACTGCGTTCAGAAAAAGGCTGTTCTTTGAACTGACAGGAAGGGAGTGGATATAATGGGAATACCTGTTTTGATCCTCGGCGAAAGCGGTTCGGGAAAAAGCACATCGATGCGCAATTTTGAGCCTGATGAAGTGGGAATATTCAACATTGCTTCAAAGCCATTGCCGTTCCGGAAGAAGCTCCCGACAGCGAACGGCGTGGGCTATCAGCAGATAATAGGCTCACTGTCTAAGCCGAAGCTGAAGCGCTATGTGATAGATGACAGTCAGTATCTGCTTTGTTTTGAACTGTTCAGAACGGCGAACGAAAAGGGTTACCAGAAATTCACGGACATGGCGCTGAATTTCTACAATCTTATCCAGTTCATCATCTATCAGACACCGCCGGACGTTATCGTGTATTTTCTGCACCACACCGAAACAACGGCAGACGGAAAATTCAAGGCAAAGACCATAGGCAAGATGCTTGACGAAAAGCTGACGGTCGAGGGGCTGTTTTCTATCGTTCTGCTGTGCGTGACTGACGGCATGAAGCACAGCTTTATCACTCAGTCAAACGGCATTTCAACGGCAAAGTCCCCTATGGAGATGTTTGACAACGAGATCGACAACGACCTCAAAGCCGTTGACGAAACTATCAGAAATTATTATGAACTGTAAAGGAGTTATAAAAATATGAAACAGATAGATTTATCAAACGTTGAAGCAAATCAGGGCGGCGAATATGCCCGTCCGCAGGCAGGCGGCTACATTATCCGGATCAAAGCAGTGCAGGACGTTCCCGAAAAGGAATACCTCAAGATCAGCTACGACATAGCAGACGGCGAGTTCAAGGGCTATTATACCGATATGTGGCAGCGCACAGGCTACGACCTCCCCACTTTCATCAAGTCCTACAAGGACAAGGCACTGGGCTACTTCAAAGCGTTCATTGATGCGGTGGAAGGCTCGAACCGCTACAAGTGGAACAATGACGAACGTTCGCTTGTGAACCTGTTCGTGGGAACGGTGCTTCGTGAGGAAGAATACCGCAGCAGCAGCGGCGAGATAAAGACGATACTCAAGCCCGACATTTTTCTCACCACTGCGGAGATAAGGAACGGCAGGTTTGAAGTCAGACCCTGCAAGCGGCTCTCAAACGCTCCTGCAAGCCCTCAGAGTGGCTTTAACGGTACAAGTGCGGTAAACTATACCCCTCAGGCTGCAAGCCCTCAGACGGGCGCACAGACCCCTCAGCAGACGTTTGTTGACATGGACGTTTACAACGACGGCGGAGTACCGTTCTGAAGAAGATGAGGGAGGCGTATGAAGAAAACAAAAGCCGACCTCGAAGACGGCTACACACGGATTGCTAACAGCCTGCTGGAAGCACTCTACAAAACGCCTATACTCAGCCGTGAAAGCCGTGTACTGCTGTTCATAATTCGGCAGACATACGGATTCGGTCACAAGACAAGAGAGTTATCAAACGGCTTCATAGCGGCAGGAACGGGCATAGATATTAAAAGCGTAAGCAAGATCGTGAAAGGCTTAGTCTCTGCAAATGTCATAGAAAAAGAGCAGGCGCAGGGACGAAAGCCTCAGATCATGGGGATAAATACTCGGATACAAAAATGGACGACTATCCCCAAATCTGACGGTAATACTACCGTCAAATCGACTGTCCATAAATCTGACGGTAATACTATCCCCAAATCTGACGGTAATACTACCGTCAAATCTGACCCCCAAATAAAGAAAGATATAAATAAAGATATAAAAGAGTGTGGGGGGACTTCGTCCCCCGGCACACATTTCGCGGTGTTCGGACGGCTCGCGGACGAATGGAAATACTCTCATGCGAACATCGACCGCATACCGAAAAGACTGCGTGCGGAGATAGAGGATATCGGCTACACCCGCATGACCGACGCACGGCTGCGCTATGAGGACGACTTTGAGAACCGCACCACAAAGAACAATCAGGCTCTGAGCTTCCGCACATGGGCAGAGGGTGCGTATAAAGACTACCTCGCCGAGACCGACCGCAACGGCTTCTGGCGCGCGCTTGACGGCAAGCTGTATAAACACACAAACGGAAAGGACGTGCTCGTGGAATGAGATTTAATGCCGGCGAGATATGCAGGGCTGTCGGGCTCCTGCATGGTGACGAACTGTACGAGGTGCGGTATATCACGGGGAAAAAGGTATATTCGGGGTACTTCACGGGGACGGCGGTGCTGATCTCCGAACTGGAGCGCATACCCGAAAACGGCGGCAATGTGTACATAACATTGCAGGCGGTCGATACGAACTGTTACAACCGTGAACAGCGGGACATTTTCAAGCTTTCGCCGAAAGAGACTACCAAGGACAAAGAGATCACGGATTACAAGTCACTGCTTATCGACTTTGACCCTGTGCGCCCGTCGGGTACCGGTTCTTCGGATAAACAGGTCATGGCGGCGAGAGAATGCGCGGCACAGGTGTACAAGTATCTCGAAACTCTCGGATTCTGCCCGCCGCTTGCTGCTATGAGCGGCAACGGGTGGCACCTGATCTACAAGGTCTCGCTTGCGAATACGCCCGAAAATGTGAAACTTATTGCCGATTGCCTGAAAGCGCTCGATATGATGTTCAGCTCCGGAGCGGTGAATATCGACACGGGAGTTTTTAACCCTGCCAGAGTCTGCAAGCTCTACGGTACATACGCCTGCAAAGGCGCGGACACCCCCGAAACACCATACCGCATAGCGCAGATCGTGAACGTACCGAACGATTACACCGAGAAGATCACCCCGCGTGAAAGGCTCGAAGCACTCGCTGCCAACGCGCCCGTGAAAAGCGCTCCGCAGAGCGGTGTACGCACACGCGGCGCTTTCGACCTTCAAACATGGCTGACCGAGCATAATGTTCCGGTTCGCGATAAGGTCGTCTCCGGCGGCACGGTGAAGTATATCCTTGACTGCTGTCCGTTCAACTCCGACCACAGGAACAAGGATGCGGCTGTGTTTGAACAGGCTGACGGTTCGGTAGGCTTCAAGTGTTTTCACGCTTCCTGCGCGGACAAGCACTGGCGGGAATTTCGCCTGCATTACGAACCCGACGCATACAGCGTCCCCGAACCCGACACGAGCATAAAGCCGAACCACATGAGCGCAAAGACCGCTGCCGGCACCACCCTATGGCAGAGAGCAATTACCCTCGCGGACACGGCAAAGGGAGATGAACCGAAGTTCTTCACGCTGCCCGATATACTCGCACAGCCCTCCGGACCCGAGGAGTACATAAAGACGGGTATCACGGAGCTGGACAGTTCTCTCGGCGGCTTCAAGAAAACTCTCGTGACCTGCGTTTCGGGACTGCGAGGGTCGGGAAAGTCATCACTCCTCTCACAGATCGTCCTTAACGCCTGCCTGAAAGAAAATGCGCGCTGCCTGATGTTCTCGGGAGAGCTGACGGCACGGACGGCGGCTGACTGGCTGTTCCGTCAGGCGGCAGGTATAAACGGCGTGCGGAAGATATCGAAATTCGACACGAAATATTTTGTCCCCGACGACATCAGACACATTATCGCCGACAAGCTCGCCGACAGGCTGTATATCTACAACAATCACTATGGCAATGACTATACGCAGGTACTCACGGAAATGGGCAGGATAAACGAAGAAAAACAGGTCGATATGATACTGCTTGATAACCTCATGGCGCTCGACATAAGACAGGCGGCGACCCGCCCCGAGGACAAGCTCGAAGCGCAGAGCAAGTTCGTCGAACAGCTTGAAGCCTTTGCAAAGCTGACGAATACGCACATCGTATTTGTCGCTCACCCACGCAAGGCACAGGGTTTTCTTCGCTTAGACGACATAAGCGGTTCGGGCGACATCACCAACCGCGTGGACAATGCAATGATCATTCACCGCAGAAATTCTGATTTTGAACGGCTCACAAAACAAGCTTTCGGCTGGAAAAAAGATCACCCGCTGTATCGTGACGGTATCGGGAACGTGCTGGAAGTTTGCAAAGACCGCGAAAACGGCACGCAGGACAAGTTCATTCCGCTCTATTTCGAGCCGTCCACCAAGCGCCTGAAAAATTCGGAGTACGAGAACACAGACTACTTTGACGGCGCGTTCGGAGAACCCTTCTGAAAGGAGAACAGATTTGAGACAATATCACATATCGGGCAAACTGCCCGGTGCGAACGACTACATAAACGCCTGCCGGCGTAACCGCTATGCGGGTGCAAAGCTGAAAGAGGACACCGAGCGGCTGATCTGTATGCAGATATGCGACCGAAAGCCCGTTGATCGTGCTGTCAGGCTTCGCTTCACATGGCACGAAGGCAACCGCCGCAGGGATAAAGACAATGTCGCTTTCGCAAAAAAATTCGTCCTTGACGCTCTGCAAAAATGCGGAGTGCTGCCGAATGACAATAATCTCTACATCGAGGGATTTGAGGACGTTTTCGAGTACGGCGGCGATTACGGAGTTGAGGTGATGATATATGCAGCCGCACGAGATCAGAGCGGCACTTAATCAGCCCGTCCGCTTCACGAACCCGAAGCTCTACGCCGAAGGAGCGGAGTACATACTTACGGGCGCGGTGTTTCGGAGAGACCCGAGAACGGGCGAGTTCTACTACCAAGCGGAGCTGACGGACAAGAACGTGAAGCACAGCGTGATCTATTGCAGATTGAGGGAAATAGAAAGTGAAACTTAAACCGTGCCCGTTCTGCGGGGAGCAGCCGAGCGTTTTTCGCTACAATGGTGGAGGAATGCGCATAGAGTGCGTTGACCCTGATTGTCAAGCGTCTGTACGTATCGAGGCAGCTAACGAACAGCGAGCCGTAAACAAGTGGAACACCCGCGCAGAAGAGCCCGAGCGCGTTGCACACTGGAACATCAATTGTGACGGGTACTATCCATATTGCAGCCGCTGCAAGTCAGAACCGCCGGGGCGTGAAATGTCCAAGTACTGCCCGAACTGCGGGGCAAAGATGATAACGAGGGAGTGAAAGCAATGAGACTAATTGACGCAGATATGCTTCTTAAAGAAATCGAAAACATTTACAGCCAAGCATGGGCGGGGAGGGACTTTGCAGACATAGTGCAGCAACAGCCCACGAAAAACGCACTGACGGGCTCTGTGCGGTGTTTCAAGGCACAAGGTGGTAAAACTACAGGGCAAACGAAAGAATGCAAAATAAGGGCAATTTCAAACGATTTCGGAGGTATACGAAAAATCATGAAAAAATGGGTGATAGCCCGTCCGATAAACGGGATAAGCATAAACGGCGACGAGTACCTGTTCGACGAAAATGAGAAATTCTTTGTCTATGGAAACGAAGAAGAAGCAGCCAAGGCACTGAAAGATATGTTTTCAGAATCGGAAGCCGAAGAACAAGGAGTTTATGTCAAAGAAATCGAGGTGGAAGAAAATGCGGATATTGAAGCATGAAGGCGGCTATGTCAACGCCGAATTGATAGAAAGCTACGGACTTCGTGAGGGGATCAGAGACTGGACGATATGTGCATATGCACCAGCGGATGAGGCGCTCTACACTCTGGGCAGAAGCATGAGCGAAGAAAACGCCCAGAAAAGGCTTGACTATCTTGCGGAATGGCTTGCAACGAACGAGCACGGGCTCTTAGATGTCATGGATATATGGGAGGGAGAATACGAATGAAGTTCACACCACACGAAGCCGCCGCGCAGATAATCACGCACTACGGCGCACAGCATCAGCTCGTGAAGCTCTGTGAGGAATGCGGCGAGCTGATACAGCAGGCGGCGAAATGCTATGATAAGGGCATACCGTACAGCGATGACATGATTGAGGAGATCGCAGACGTGATCGTGATGATACTGCAATTTGAGAGCATTATGAACCGTCCTGATTCGGAACTGTTGCAAAAGATCGTCACGGAAAAGCTTAACCATCAGCTTGACCGCATAGAGGGCGAGGGATAATCATGAAATATGCCAACATGGAAGAAGCAGCAGGTCAGTATCTTGCAGGAGTGCTTTTTAATTCAAATATTTCAGTTTTGGAAGATGACAACGCTCAAAAAATCCTCATTGAGCCAGAGTTTTCAAATTATAAAGCAAACTGCCTTCTTGGAAAATTCCAAAGTATGCTTGTGTTGATAAGGCTTATAAAAAATAGCCGAAAAGATGACATAGTCAAAGACGCGGCTGTGTATGTAGGTAAGATGGCAGAAGAAGAATTTGACGAATTTATTTTAGCCGAAATTCTTATCCATGCAGTAAAGGCAAAATACATAGGAAAAGCAACAGCGACAGATATTTTTGCTGAAATCGGCAAGCCTAAAATCACAGTATTTTTTTTGAACGAAACAAAGGACATTGACAGCGAGGAAAATCTTGACTTAATAGATGGCGAAGGAGAGTGAAGCCTGATGACACCCGCAGAACTGCGAATGTTCCCGAACGCTGACCCAGAGACGAAAGCGCAGATAATCGCGTACATATCGAAGATACCCGACCCTCAGACACGGCAGATGTTCGAGCTGCACTTTCTTCGGGGATTGTCCTACAGACAGACGGCGGCGCTGTTGGGACGTATGTCGCGCGATTGTGTGTATAGGCGCATTCGGCGATATATCGGCGGTGAATAAAAGTTGTCTACAGTTAAGTATTGACTTATACGCGGAATTTTGGTAAACTTAAACAAGAGGGAGTACTTATGGCGAACGAGCAGAATTTGATACCGTTTTCCAAACGAAGTGAGAGCGAAGTAAGAGAAATCAACTCCAAGGGCGGCGTAAATTCGGGCAAGTCCCGCAGGCGTACCGCAAATCTTCGTAAGGTTATCCAAAGCGTTATGAATCGCACTTATACGGACGAGGACGGCAAACAGCTCACGGGCGTTGAGAAACTCGCCGTGACCTTGTATCAGATAGCCGTTGACCCCTCGGATAAGAACTGCCTGTCCGCTATGCGGCTGTTGATCGAGCTTTACGGTGAGGATATGTCCCCCGAACAAAAGCGCAAGCTCAAAGCCGAGACCGAGCTTCTCAAAGCTCGTGCGAAAAAGTTGGAGGACGATGACTGGTGACAAAGCTGCAAGCGTTTTACAAGTCCGACAGATGGGAGAGTTTCCGAAAGCTCGTCATCTCGGAGCGTACAAAGCCCGACGGCTTTATATACGACGAGGTCACGGGCGAGCCGATACTCAGGGCTTACGACCTTGTCCTGCACCACAAGATCGAGCTGACCGAAGAAAACGTCGATGATGTCTCTGTATCACTCAACCCCGATAACATCATGGTCGTTTCTTTCCGCACTCACAACAAGCTCCACAAGCGCTTCGGCTATCGTGCCCGCAAGCGCGTATACATCGTGTACGGCGCACCCTGCGCGGGTAAGACTACATGGGTATCGGAGCAGGCAGAGCCTTCCGACCTCGTGTTCGATATCGACAAGTTATGGCGGGCGGTGCGCGCTCCCAAATGCACGGAGTATGAAAAGCCGCCGCAGCTCACAAAGAACATTTTCGGCTTGCGTGATACTGTCCTCGATCAGATACGCACACGGCTCGGGTCTTGGGATAATGCCTACATCATCGGCGGCTATCCTCTACAGCCCGACCGTGAGCGCACTGCTGACAGGCTCGGTGCGGAGCGGTGTATCTTCATCGACACGCCAAAGGACGTGTGTCTCGCCCGCGCCGCCGAACGTCCGAGCATTTGGACGCAGTACGTTGATGATTGGTTCGACCGATACTCCCCCCCGTCGGGTCATTTCGCTGACCTCTCGGGGATTGTACAG